GATGACCGGTCAGTCGCAGATGCAGGTCATGCAGAACATGCGACAGCCTCTGACGCAGTACCGCTTGGGCGCGGGCGGCGTCAATGCCATGATGCAGTTTCAAGCGCAGACAGGAGTTCAGGCTTCTTCTGGATTAGCGAGGTCTATCGAGGCCCTCCGTATGTCCTCCGGGTTCGGTAAGAGCACTCAAGACATTCTTACAGAGCAGCAGCAACTGATGAACCCGGAAGTTGCTAACCGCATGTTCTTCATGGCGGGTACCAATGCCTTCAATATCGGTGGCGGTATGAAGGACCCCTTACAGACCCGTCAGGAACTGGTCCAGCGCTTGGGGCTTGATAATCCTGCTATTGCTCGTAGCGCCATGCTTGCTGGCTCGGTTACCAGATCACGCTTGGCCGACATTGGTCTAGGAGAGGAGGCACAGACCTCCATTCTCCAGTACGCCCAACAGCAGATTCAGTTCAGGGAAAAGGGCGGCAAGGGGATGTATGACCCCTCCGATCCCCGCCATCGGCAGATGATGGGTATCGAAGACAACCTCGCTACTCAGCAAGAAGAAACCACAAGGGTTCAGACCCAGCGTGAAGAGCAGTTCATGGTTCGCCAGATTGACAACATGGCAGCGCTTGAGAAGAGCAACCAAGCGCTCATTAAGGCGTTGGGTGGTCTTGAGGACAAATTGAGCGGCGTGCTTGGCCTCCGCACTAGCACACGTCCCTTCTTTAGAGCCGCAGGTTCCTTGGCTAACCCGCTGATGATGGGTGGCGCGGCGATGATGATGAACCCGGCAACTATGCCTTTCGGTATAGCCGCTATGGGTATTGGTGCGGTGCTAAACGCCGCCGGTGACCCCCCGAACCCTGACGCCGAGGGCGGCGGGGTAGCGGCACAGTCACAGGGATCTCGCAGCACCGCCAGCGACGACACTATTACCGTACCGTATGGGTATAACGGTAACCGCATATCACTTCGTGACCTGCAACGTAGAAGCGATTTCCAGCGAATTCATCCCCGTATGCGAGACAGCCTGCTTCGTATGATGCGGGCTAACCCCGAGGTCGGCATCGGTCAGGGTTATCGCAGCCCCCAACAGCAGGAAGCGATGTTCACTGATCGCTATGTTGAGAGCGACACTGAGACCGACGTTAAATGGAAGGGTAAGTATTGGAAGCGTGTTAAGGGTGCCCCCGCAGCACCCCCCGGACGCTCGATGCACGAAATCGGTCTCGCTGTTGACATGGTTGGTGATATCTCGTGGATGAACGCCAACGCTAGTAAGTTTGGTTTGAAACACTTCGGCGGAGTTAACGGTGAGCCGTGGCACGTTCAGCCCGCTAATCTTCCGAATTCACGGGCTAAATATGAGGCGCAGGGAGCGCCGTGGGGTACTGACGGCGCTTTCATCGATGATGGCGAGACTGTTAACTTGGCTGCGTATATGGGCGATGGCGGTACGTCCACCACCGCTGCCACTAGCGATATGTACGCAATATACGCCAGTCTGGGCATTGCTGGGGGAACGATATCTGACAAGATCGAGGCCCAGAGGGCGCAGGCTTTGTCTAGGCTACAGTCCAGCACTACTACTGCTACTACTTACAGCAGTGAGCGGTCTAGGCCATCGCATGTGCGCGGGTCTACCCGAAAGGTCAACGTCGACAGGAAGTTAACCGGTGCTGAAGTTGCCGCATACGCTTACAAGGCGGGGTTCCGGGGGCAGGATCTTGTCAAGATTGTGGCTATTGCTGGGCGTGAGAGTAGTTGGAGAACCGGGGCGTACAACCCCGACCGCTCAACAGGCGATGACTCCTATGGCCTGACCCAGATCAACATGCTGGGACAGATGGGTACCAACCGCCTACGTTCATTTGGTATATCCAAACCAGAGGATCTGTACGATCCCGAGGTCAACATGCGAGCGGCGCGTGTCCTATTCCAGTCCAATTCTGTTCCGTTTTACCATTGGGGCCCTTATAAGGGCATGGACCCCCTCTACAACACCGACATGGGTGCGGCGACCAGCGCTGTGCAGGCGGCTGGGTACGCGACTACTGGTGACCCTACGGTGGATATGGCGTATAGCCCATCACGTCGTCGTTCTGGGGGTGGGCAGTCGACCTCTTCTACTACCCACATCACGTCGTCTCCGACGATCAACGTGGCCCCTGTCATCAACTTCAATGGTGCCCCCGGCACCCCCGATCTAAGAAACATCGCACAGACAGTTAGTAGGATGATAAAGGAAGAAGTCGACATGATTGATTTGAGGACTGCCTGATGTCGTACCGCAGTGACCAGTGGTTTAGGCTCAATAACACCGAAGCCACCGGAGAGTCTTTAAGCGTCAATTTTGCTAGCAACCGGGCCGGGGCGTTTGTTACCGGGGCGACAAACCTCCCCTTTAGATACCCCGACAGGTCAATCCGCGATATGGATGGCAACAGCCGACCCCCAATGAAGCGGGGGTACATACGGTCTTTGGCCTTCGGAGAAGACAGGGCAAACTTCTCCATACAAAAATGCCAGTTCCAATTCAACCCCTCACAGATCGCCCAGTCCGTTCAGCAGAACACCGCTGTTCTTAACTTCATTCAGCAGGACCCCGCCCAGTACGCACAGCCCATGCCGGGTAACGTCACGTTTTCTTTCGATTTGTTCTTCGACAGAAGTGCAGAACTAAATGACAACAACCTGCCTTTTAGCAGCCTAGACACCAGCAATCCGTGGGAAACGGGTAACCCTGCCGAAATTGGGGTCCTACACGATCTGTCTCAGTTGTACAAGGTTATTGGCGTTGGCGTCAACAGCACCATGACAGAGTATCTAACTAAGACGGCTATTGCTGCAAGCAACGCTGAGATAGCCGACGCAGAGAACGACTCCGATGCCGAGACTTTACCGGAATTTGATTCGGAAGAGTTCAGCAGCGATGTAAACAGTTTTATGGACTACAACGTAGGTAACACTGCGTTCTTACTTCCCCTACCTTGCCGTATAGTCTTTTCCTCGCTTTACATCGTTGAGGGTCTCGTCAAGGACATCAACGTCATGTTTACTAAGTTCACCGAAACCATGGTTCCCATGCAGTGCTCAGTTCAGGTGATGTTTGAGGCCAAGTACATTGGGTTTGCTAAGAAGAACACGTTCTTTGAATACGCTCTGAGAGAACTAGAGAAAGTAGAACCCACTACACCAAGCAGCGCCATACTTACTGCTTATTACGAGGCTCTTAGTACCGACTTTTCTTCTGTGCAAATGGTCTGTTTAGACGAAGAGTCTAACCTTGTAAAAAGCGCCGGTCATCGTAACCGCAACTTTAACACTGAAGCAGACGGTAACCAAATAATCGATTTAGTGTCGTACCGTGCTACGGGAAGTAAACTTGCTGAAAATAAGGCGCATGTAAAGATCCTGTTTCCTAGGGAATCCGACTCGCAGCGGATCAGGTCTCTAATGGTTGCAAACGGCCTTAACGTAAACATTAGTGCTAGTGGTTACATAACGCTATATCGTTACACGCTTGCTGTTCCCGGTAACGATAAGCAGGGATTCACAGAATTAAACCCCACTCTTTACGCAAATGTTTTGGCAAACACATCTCCGTATTCACCCGGTATTGGCTCCATAGGGTCGTCCCCGTCCCCAACACCTAGCGGTTCTATCCCAAATTTTGAGCGTTTAGAGAACGGTATACGTACCTACATGACTCGCACGGCAGCACAGGGCGGAGCCACCGTCTTGCTACCGGAAGACCTCGCCCCAGATCCTGATGAATATCCGTTCAAGAACGCCATTCGTCTGTTTAGGATTAACCTGTCATCTAGCAACGCCTTAGACGACGACGGTGTTGCTGAGGCTAATAACGTACAAGATTGGGATCGTATGATGGAATGGGCTTGCGTAAGCAAGGCCCAAGCCCTTGGCCCCGCCGGAGGGTCGGACAATGATACCTCCACCTCATCAACTGAGGACAACATCATTTATCCGGTACATGGGGCTGACAGTAAGTTTGCCTACTTGGCAAAGTTTGAAGTGACACTCAGTATCACAATAGACAACACAACCCAAACGATAAGCGGTAAGGATTACCGTTTATATACAACGCCCATAGGCACTACTAGTAACCAATTAGTAAAAACTATCTCACTTAACTGGCCTGCTCCCGATAACCCGGTACCCGCCGATGACCCAGCCAGTGTGTTTGATCCGACGGTGGCCGGAGCGCCAGCAGAGGCTTACGAAGATACTCCTACTGGCCCCGTTCCAAGGACGGAGAATAGCCAACCTCTGGATTACCGGCTCCCCCTAGACCGTTCCCAAGGAGCGTACTTTTAATTATGGCTAATTACAGCGCTTCTTCTCGTTACAGTAACGACGCCTCTGGTCAGCGGGCTTTTCGCGGCGAACTGAACTCCGGCACTACGACTCTCTACACGGTGCGTCAGGGGGACACCCTTGAGTCCATCTCGGCTCGTTTGCTGGGAACCACAGAGCGTTACTGGGAGTTGGCCGACCTCAACCCTCACGTCAAGTTCCCCCTCGATCTACAAGTCGGGACGGTACTCAGGATTCCGGTATGATCCATAAGAATCCTTATGGCGTGTCTCCGACACTGGAGATCGTCATTGGCAACGTCGAGATCGATTACACGACGATCAACTTTCTGGAGTTGCACTTAGCAGAGAACCAGCATGATCTTCTCGTCATGGAGATGTCGGGTATACCTCCGAGAGCGATCATTGATTACTACAACAAGCCCGTCTCTGTGTCGATATCGACGGGGGGCAATTACTCGCAGAAGTTCTACGGGTACGTAGAGGACGTGCGCCCCGAGTCGGTTACGGGCTTCGGGTTGATGAATGGTAGCCCTTTCCAGACGGCCAAGATTGTCTGCTTGGGGGCTTCCTATGTGATGCGTGGCAGCACGAGTTTCGTATGGAACCGTTACCGGCTGAGTGATATCGCACGAGACTTGGCTAACAAGTATTCGTTTAGCCTCGACGTGGTTAAGGACCCCGCTATCCACGAGTCGCTGGTTCAGACCAACGAGTCTGATTGGCAGTTCCTGACGAGGTATGCGACTTTCTTGGGCTACAGCGTCAACGTACACGGTACGCATATGCACCTGTATGACCCGTATAAGGCGCTGAGTAGGCAGAACTCATATCATGTGCTGTCAACTTTGCGTAAGAAAGACAACAACAACCTGCGCCCCATGCCGGGTCAGGTCATGGAGTTCTCTGGCTCATTCTCTAAGCGCCACATCGACGGAGAGTACAAGGAGAGCATCGTCACGGTTGTGCAGCCGGATAACCGGATGTTCAATGTCACATCCCGCACCGTTGCCCCAACAAACAACGGTGTCCCACGTTTCCCCAATCGTGTCGCTGAGTACACCGACAACTTTGAGGAGGCCGCACGCCGCATCTCCTCAGTGTCGAAGGAGAAGTACGATTACTACGCCACGGCTAAGGTCATCGGTGTGGCGGGGTGTAAGCCGGGAGGTGTAGTGCGCCTCGACAACTATGACACCGAATTTGACGGCTTCTGGTACGTCCACTCCGTAAAGCACACCGTCCACAGCAACGCCTTCTTCTCAGAGTTAGAATTAGTCAAGAACGTCAACTCAGAGTTGGTGTTCACGAACACTGAGCCGATGCAACGCCCCCCAGACACTGCGTACTCCTCAAGATTCGGGTGGGTAGCCGAGACCAAGAGAATCCATGAGTACTCCTGACTTTGAACTCCACCGAGCGGTAGTCCACTGGGCCGACCCCGTAACAGGTAAGGCGCAGGTACGTGTTCCCTCCTTGTTGGGAGCGGACAACGTGGTTGATATGCCTACCACCGGGCTTACCTATGCTGAGGGTGTGTGGAATGTCCCCCC